CGTCTATGAGACTCATGAGTACGCCACCATGTCCAGAGTGATGGACAGCACGGTGGCCGGCCGCGGGGCCTGGGCCTGCATGCACACGCGGGCGTCCGTTGTCCAAGTGCCCGGGAACTCGATCAGATTCTGGTCGTAGTGGGTGTGCGTGGCCGTGCTGACCTCGGTCCCGTCTTCGATCAGAGGCATGTCGTCCATGTAGTCGAAGCTCGGGCCAAACTTCACCCCGCGCGGGTGCACGTCAGCCATGATCAGCCCAATGTGGCCGATCTTCTTTTGCCGGTTCAGCGGCGTCGATCCCTCGATTGCCGAGCCCAGCTTTGCCGATTGAAACTGCGCGGTGTAGGGCAGCCCGACCATCACATTCGACGCCGCAACAGCCAGCGTGATCTGCCCGCCGCTGACCGTGTATGTCTGCGTCCAGGTTTCTGCCGAATCGTTGGTGCCAACGTCGGCGCTATCGGCCCAGACCACGACGGACTGACCCTCGAGGTGCGACAGGCCGGTGATCGTCACGGTAGCCGCGCCGCTGTAGGTCACGAACGCATCGCCGAGTTTGCACAGCGCCTTGTCGCCGCGGCAGTCCAGCTCCTGCGCCCACTTCTCCAGGTAGCGCACCGTGGCGCCGTTGATCGTGCGCCGCACCATGTAGTACACCTGATCGTCAAGAGTGCCGGGAACGGCCGGAAGAACCACTACATCCTCGATGTAGCCGCTCGTCGTCACCAGCACCCACGCCAGCACTTCCTCGGCCTTGTTGACCACGCCGACCAGCGCCGTGCCGTCTGAGAGCACGCAATGCAGCCGCGTGTCAGGCTTGCGCTGCGAGTCCATGCGCACGATGCCAGGCAGGCCCAGTTCCGGCGCAAGCTGCATCAGGTCGGTCGATGAGTAGTCGTAGGCCCGCAGGTCGAACGACAGATCGTAGACCTTGGCGTTGGTGCGGTCGACGTAGTAGCCGGTCTGATCCACCTTGATCGCATCCACCGGACCACTTCCCTGGGTGCTGCTGACCTTCATGTTGAAATTGGTTGGCGTCAGCGGCTCGTCGAGCGAACTGGCGCGCACCGTGTACTCGGCGCCTTGCGCGCCAAGCAGCAAGCCCTTGAGGCTGAGCACCCAATTGATGGTGTCAACCGGGCCTGATCCGATCGTGCGGTTGATCGGGCCAGCATCCCCGATGTAGGTCGGGTCAAAGTCGTCGTAGGCATCGGAGACGGAACCCCAAACGCCATTCAAGCCGCTCCACCACATGCGGCCTTCATGTATCCGCACAGCTGTAGGCCAGCCTCGCAGGTCTGACCACTGGCCTTCCTCCCACGCTGCGGTCGCCGTGGTGCCACCCAGGTCTGTCAGCACTTCGGCACCTGCGCTGGTCGACGACGTGTAGCCGGTCACGCGCACAATGCCGCGGATGCTGCCCTGGCTGATACTGGCCGAGCACACTGCTGTGCCGCTGGTGTAGCTGCCTGTCGGTATGCCAATGCGGTAGTACGCGATCTGGTTGCTTAGCGTGTCGTTGTAGGGCGTTGATGTTGGCGCGGTCCACGACAGCGGCGCGCCGACCGTGGCCCATGTTGCGTTGTCGAATGACCGCTGCACCACCACAGTGGCAACGAAGGTGCCGGTGATCGTGAAGACCACACCGCGCTGGTCGGTCAGGCCCGAAACACGCACGGATGAAGACCATGTGTTCTCGGCAGAGATCGAGGCTGTGACCAATTGCCCGACCGAAGTCAGCGCAAACAGCGCGCCGACATGTGTCGATTTGAACAGCGGCGTCGATGCCGTCAGCGTGATGTTGCCATTGATGGCGCTCGCCGCAATGGTCGTTGGCGTCACGTTCTGAATTGCGAACGGGCCATCGTTGGACGTGTACTCCGCCACCGACCAAGAGCGCGCGCCTGGCCTTGTGCCACGCCGCTCAAGGCGTCGCTGACGGTAGCCTGCGCACGCGCAGAACACCACGTCGCCAGACTGATCGTAGCGAATCAGGGCCAGGTCGCTGGCGCCCCAGGGCGTGGGCAGCGTCATCACGCCGGCTGACTCGATCGTGCACCCAGACACCCACACCACGCGGTTGAGCGAATTGCTGAACCGGATGTAGAAATCGCCGGTCGGCGTCAACGCAATCGAGTGCGTGCCGGTGTAGAGGGTCGTCTCGCGCACGTAGTCGTCATTGCCGGATGTCGAACCGACGCGCAGCACTACCGGCCCGCGCGCGATCGTGATACGCAATGCGTGCTCGACGCCAAGCGTGGCAGTGGTCACATGCTGCTCGCGGATGGCGCGCGATGTGCCGTCGCCGCTGAGCTGCATGTAGTTCGGCGCCACCCATGACGAGGTGGCGCCGGCATCGTCGGTATCGGTCCAGCCAGTCAGGTCGGTGGGGAACATGCCGTTGGTGATCGTCGTCGCCACCGTCGGGCGCGTCACCAGCGAATCGTTGATCCATACCCGCATGGTGCTGGCTGTCAACTCCAACAGCGCGGTGTCGTCGGTCGAGAAGATGAACCGCAACATGCGCGCGGCGGCATTGCTGAGCGTGCTGCCGAGGTAGCCAAAGCCCGGGCGCAGGGTCATAGGCCCCAACACTTTGGGCAGCCAATTGGTCTGCACTTCGGCCGCCAAGGCCATCCGCTTGACATCGATGCGCGCCAAGCCGAACCGCGACACGATGCCGCGGTTCAGACTGAGCAGGGATGAGACTTCGCGCGCCACGGCCTACCCGATGAGGTTGCCGCCGGTGCCGCCACCGTCTCTGCGCTGCGGGAACCTGTTTCGCGAACTCGACCACGCACCGCGCGCCGGGAAGCTGGTGGGCTCTGCCATCGCGGCCCTGCTCTTGGCGGTCTTGAGCAACTTCGCGCGCAGGTCTTGCACGCGCTTAAGTTCATCCTGCGAGTTCGATAACTTCAGAATGATCTTGCTGGCGAAATGCACCTCGACAAACTCCCGAAAACTCTCAGGCCATTTGTTGAGATTGCCGCCGTACTGGCTGTCATTGGAGACGAACCGGACGTATATCGTATCGAGGTCGCTGTACCAGAAATTGGCCTCGTCGAAATACCTCGTCAGCGGGCTGCGAAAGTATTCGTCAGCGCACAGCCCGGATGTCAGCACCCAGTCGTCGGGCTTGGTGAATGCGCGGCTGTAGCCGAATGCAGGTTCCACGCTCGGATCGTAGTCAACCTGCATCGTGCGCATGGCAAAGTTCCATTGCCCCAATTCCAGGCAGGTCTTGACGCCGCCGCTGGACCATACCTGATCGAGCAACCGACGCGGCTCGCGCACCTCGGTCAGCGTCGACAAGAACCGCTCGCCGCAATGCAGCAGCGCGCCGTTATAAAGGCTGAGCTGCGTCGTCACGGCGCCCGCCCTTTCAGGTGGCGGCGGCCACGCGGATGTGGTTGTTCATCCACTCGATGGCAGCCGACTTCTCGCTGAAGCCCTCCTGCACAACAGCGTTGTCAGCCAGGCGGATCACCACATGCTTACGCTGCGGGCCCTTCCACTCTACCTTGTGCGTAATGGCGTTGGTCGGCATCTCGGTGTTGACCTCGGCGAAGTCGTGCACCTTGGCAAGGTACATACGGGCGTAGTTGCGACCCACGTCCAGCACCAGCAACTCGGCCACCCATTCGCCGGTTTCAAGCCGCACCTCAACGTGGTCGTACACCTGCATTTGCGCGGCGCAGTGTGCCCAGTAGCCAGGGTCCAGCACGTCCTTGATGGTGGTGCCCTCTTCGGCGTTGACGACCCAATCCTGCCGCAACTGTTCGGCCAGGCCGATGCGTTGCGGGTTGAGGATCAACGCGCGCTTGGCGCCTGCTGTTTCCGTCATCGGTCCACTCCTCAGTGGTTGAAAGAAAGCGGGCGCGCCTGATGTGGACGCGCCCGCTCGGGTCAAGGCCGCCCGGGCCTCAGTTGAAGGTCGAAGTCATCAGCGTTCCGGTGGACAGCGACGCGCCTGCGGTCGAAACCGACACGATCGAGCCGACAAACGTGGTGACGCTGGACCCCAGCGACGAGAACTGATTTCCCATCACGACATCGCCAGCCCGCATCCCGAGATAGAAGCCGTCGGAGAAGAAGTTGGTTGCCGTCAGGTCGGTGGTCGCATTGGTCGAGCTGTAGAACCACAGGCCGCCGCCACCGCCGCCCGGTGCGTTGGGGTTGTTGGCCGCGGTCGACCCTTGCGTGGACAGGTACTCGGTCGAGCCGGCGATCGCCGCATTCGTGGCAAACGGGGCGATGAGCTGCCGCGGGGGATTGGCGATCGAAGACGCCTGGGTAGTGCCGTAGTAGGACATGGTGTGTTCCTTTCAGTGAACCTCGAAGCGGTTGGACTTCGACTTGTTCAATAGCGAGTTGATGAGCTGCAGGTTTTCTGCGACATGAAGTCCGCTGACCCGCTTGCCCCTCAACGGAACGGCGTGGTCAACCTCGACGTGAAGGCCGGCGGCGCGAAACATCTGAGCAAGCTCATACATTCCGGCAATGGCGTCCAAGTCGGCCCAGGGTGGCGTTTGCTGCAGAAGATCGGCGCGGCGCTTTGCGGCGCGCGCGTTGCGCTTTCCGGGGTTCGCTGCAGCCCATGCAGCCGATGCTGTGTTGGCCTGCGCTCGGTTGGCGGCAAGCCATTTGCGTTGGCGCTCGTTGGCGGAATCGCGGTGTTTCAGTTGCGATGCCGCTTTCAGTTGCTTGGCGCGATCTTGATTTGCCTCGACCCACGATCGTCGTTGCGCGTTGACCTTCTCAGGATTTGCAAGGCGCCAAGCAAAACGTTTTTCCTCGATGCAATCGCAACACGCTCGCGTGCTGACCATGCGATCCGCAACATGGCCCTGCGGACACGGCGAACCGCTGAAGTAGCGCGTGCGCCCTTCAGCAATTGCGAGTTTGCGAGGAGTCTGCTTGGCCCACATGGCACTACTTAGCTATACGCGCTGCCATCGTGCGTTATAACTACCACGCCGGTATTCTGCAGCAGCAGCGCGCCCATATAGCAGCTTGCCCGCGCCCAGGAGTAATCCTGCTCCTGATCGTAGCCCACCGGGCTTTGCAGACCGCCGGTGTCCATCGCATGGCCGGCCGCGGTCTTGTGGTACAGGAAGCTCTTCTCGCTGGTCGTGCCCTTGCCTGGCAGGTTCGGGTGCTCCACGATCAGGCAATTGTGCCAGCGGTAGGCCATCGGCTTGTCCTTCCAACTCGGAGTGTCGCGGCCGGCATAGGGCCGCATGTCGACGTACTGCGCATTGGAGAACTCGGTTGCCTGTTCCATGTAGGCCAGGAACGACGGCTGGCACAGCAGCGTGATGTTCGAATCCCACGGCACCGCGGCATTCGCCAGCTTCACCCGGCCGTTCTGGAACATCGACACGTTCGGGATCGTGCTGGCCGCGCCGATCGCAACGGTGCCGGTGTTGAGCTGGTTGATGATCAGCTCGTCGATCTTGCGGTTGATCACCGCCATCGTGGTCATCTGCATGACCGCGCGCTGGTTGCCCTGCGAGGCGAAGACGTTGAAGCCCGTCTTGCGCACCAGGTCATGCCATTCCTGCAGCGTACAGGTGTTCTGGTTGTTGGCGTCGTTGCGCGCCGGGATGCGGCCGTTCAGGCCGCGGGTGACGGCGGCGGCGGAACCGCTGCCGGCCACCAGAAAGACCGCTTGCTGACCCTTGATCACCGCCTCGGTGGTCACGGTATCGCGCAGCAGCGACTGGTGTTGTTCAAACGCCGCGATGAACTCTTGGCGATATTGGATCTGGAAGGCACTGTCTGCCATGAAAGACTCCTTGAGCAGTTGGGATCAACCGTCGCTCGGGGTGTCCGTTCATGGCAATTCGCGCGGGGTGTCCTTCACAGGGGCCGGCGGCCCGCCAACGGGGCCTTGCTACTCGGTAAGCAAGCCGCACTGTGTTCGCGGCATGCCTGCGCGTCAAATTATGTGTTGATTCTGTTCAGAATCAGGCCGCAGCGCGCGGTTTCAGCTTCTCGCGGGCGCCCAGCAACTCGCGATATCGGGCCTGCATGGCTTCGTCCCTGTTGTAGGCCGGCCGGTTTTCGCGCATGGTCTTCTCGATCTTGGCGATCTCGTCGTCCACGCCCTTGAGCGGGTTGGCTTCTGACCCTGGCACCACCACGCCGGCCGGATTCTGGATCAGTGCCAGGCCAACCAGCAGTTTCAGTGCCTCGGGCGAACTGCCGATCGGCGTTCCGTCGGCCAGACGGCCGCCCAATAGGGCATCTTTCAGCCCCGGCGTCGTCGCGCCGTCCAGCAAGCCATGCACCAGGTTGATGTTGCGGCGAAACTCCGGCCCCCACTCGGCGCGCAGCACATCTTCGCCCTTCGTCTGCGCGTCGATGTCGGCCTCGGCGCGGTTTTCCATCACCCGGGTCTGCAATTCGGTCCATGCGCGCAGCGTGGCCTTCACTTGGTCAGGCGTCTGGTTGGCCTCGTGCGCATGTTTGAGCACCACGGACAGCATTTCAGGC